GTCTATGTCTAGTAAGTAATTGTTTGTATCACCATTTACTGTAATAGTCAATACAACACTTGTACCGTCAACTGTAGCGGCTACGACATTCGAGTCTGAACCACTTTGACCAACTATATCCACATCTGCATTTGTAGCTGCTGATGTTTCTCCTATGTCTAGGTCGATATCGTTTGAGTTACCTGTAAAGTTAATTACTGCATTAACAGTTCCACATGAGCTGTTAGAGTTACCACTATCACAATTTAAATCAACATCATTTGAGTTACCAGCTAAGTTAATAACACCTGTGTATGTTGCACCATTAATTTGGTACTTGATAACATTTGAGTTACCTACTTGGTCTATATTTAAGTTCGTAGTAGCACCAGTAGAGGCAGAAGCCGTTGTACTGTTACCAATTGTGTTGTTTTCTCCGTCTTGTAATACATCCAAAGTCAAACTTGCGCCTGATTGTGTTACATAAATGTCATTAGCAAATAATGGAGTTGTTACCATAAACATAACAAACATAATATAACTTGTTATTTTTTTCATAGTTTCTTATCCTCCTTGATACTTAACCTCTAATTTTACTGAGGTCGTGTACTTTTGGTATTTCTATTTCCTTTTTTTTAAATTTCCAAAATCCTTGTTTCTCACCTGAATGTATCAGCTCCAAAACTGCAAACTCGATAGCAGTCCTTATTGCATAATTGACAGGTTCGTTTACTGCGACACCTGTTTCCAATTCTAATGCTTTTGTACCCATGTCTAAAAACCTGAATACATCACCACCTGAGCTGTGACTTGCAATAGTCTTAGTCACATTTGTGGTTAATAATATTTCTCCAGTTTGTACTGATACAATTCTCATTGATATCGTAACTTGGTCAACTCTATATTGTTCACTAACTCCGATACCAAAATATCTTGCACCTGCACCACCAGATTGTGTATTACTGTCGTAACCGACAATACCACCTTCAATAATTAATCCGGCGAAAAGCATAGGTTTTAATATTTTTTCTATTTCATTTTCGCCATCATATAAATCTCTTGTACTTCTAATCAATTGTCTTTCTTTGACTAGATTATCTAAACCATTTCTTTCAACAACTTGAAACCATTTACCGTTAGAAACTAGTTTCAAAGCACTAATAACAAATGTATCACTACCTTGTGTTACGGCAGTTGATAATTGAGAAAACTTTGTACTAGGTTTTCTCTGACCTGTAAGGTCTGTAAATCTATATACTGCAATTGTTATCTTTGGTTGACCATCTAATTCTGGTATAGCCATTAATAACTCACCTGTAGGCGTACCCTCAACATATGGCATATCACCTTTAAAAGTGGTAGTTTGTTTAGTTGAAGCACATCCTGTTATCACTATAGCAGTCAAAACCACCATAAATATTCTTAGCATTAATCTCTCCTTGCGTCTTCTTTTCCGTCTGCCCTACTAATTCTTTCTTCGTCTTGTCTTAAATTTAATGCGTCTGATATCTGTATATCTAATTTTATCATATCATTATTCATATTCTTTACTCTATTTTCTAAACTCATTATAATGCCGTGCATACCTGAAACTTGGCCAACGACACTTTCTAAAATATATTTTATTATTAAAAATATGAAAAAACCCATAACAATAGAAGCTGCTACAGGTAATCCAAAATTAACTAATATTTCAAAAAATAAATTCATTCCTTTAAAATACAAAATCTCCTATCGGCACACTCATACTTGTGACATTACCGTTTGCGTCTGTTATGGTTAAAGTTATAATCTCAGTAGTCGTATCCTTAACCCAATAAATTGTAGCACCTTCTATCTCTGAGGTACCACTTGTTGGACAGGTTGTTGTACTACTGTCACAACTTGTACCAAACATATTGTCAACCAGTTGTTTAGACAGATTGGCATAAATTCTACTCTCTACATTAGCAATAAACTTGTTTATTACTGTATTCTTTTCTTCTCTGGCCGCAGCCGCAGCTGCTGATTTAGCCTCAGCTTCGTTATCTTTTTTTCTTTGTGACTGCAATTGGTCAACGGATAACACATGATTAGAGTAACCATTACCACTAAAGGCAGGGTTTTTAAAGTTAAAATCCAGTTGGTCTGCTAATATTGATGTAGTCAGGAGAGTTAATATAAAGGTCACTACTAGCACCATTATTTTAAATGATGTTTTCATGCTTATATTTATAAGATTGAGTCATTAAATTGACGCTAATATTTTGACATATCTGGTAGTCAAAAAATTATTTTGTCAAAAAAATTACTTTTTCTTTTTTTGATTTTCTCGGATTGTCAAGATTGTATTTAATTTAGACCTCAATCTTATAAGGTCGTTGTCCAGCATACGAATTCTGTCTATGAGACCAATTAACACACCATTCATTTGACTTAGTTTTACTTTTATTTGTGTTGTGATATACACATAGATGAACCAGATAAACCAACCTAGGCCAATTGCAGCTAGTGTGGCGAAACCGTATCTATTTAATATATCAACAATGTCCATTACTCTTTAGTTTCTTCTTTACTCTCGTAATACTCTTTATATTGTTCAAGTGTCATACCTTGTTGAATAATAAATGCTCTTATTTGTGCAAAGTTTTTTGCTAGTATTTCATAGTCATCATCTGATAATCCAAATAACACCGGGTCTTTACCATCTTCTTTCATTTTTGCAAATACTTCATCTGCATTTTCTGAAGTGATAATAATAAAGTTGAGTTTATCCATCTTAGGTGCCTCTGGGGCATCCAAGTTTAATGGTACTCTCTCTACTTCCTTTGTAAATACATCTAGCCTTTTTACGCTAGCGCAACTAGTAAGGAATGTAATTAGGATTAGCGATACTAGGACACTCGCTATTGATTTGTGATTTTTTTGTAGCATTTAATTCTTTTTCTGTAAGTTCAGCTCCCATTGCAATTTCAACACACCTTTGAGCGTTGTCACTTGCTCTGTTAATTATTTTTTCTATAACTTTTGACCTCTTTAATGCAAGGTCACCTATATCTCTTTTTTTGCCAGAGGCGTTGGTCTTATTAAATTTATCATCCAACGCCTTAAGCTCAGTTTCTAGTGTAAGTTTCAAGGCATTCAATTCTTTGTTTGCCTTTAAGATATTTTCAAAATCGTTTTTTTGTTGGTCAATGACAGCCTGTTGGCTTGAAACGGCCTGTTCTAGTTTTACTGCGTTCTCTTTTAGTATAGCGTTGTCAGCTTTTAGTTTATACACATAAGCGACACCACCTGCTAAACCAGTCAGCATTATTCCTACCATAACCATTTTCATTGTACCAAACATTTATATTAGTCCTTCTTAATTACTGATATAATGCCCCAAACAATAGCTGCATATGCGGCTATCTTTACAAAGGGACCACCCAATACTATTAATAAGCCAAATGCGATTAGACTTGCGCCTGACCAACTTGACATTTCTTTCACTCTATCTGTTATCCAGTTCATAAGATTACTCCTTTTCTTTTAGTTATTAAATTTTAGCATTGACTTTACGGTGTTTATTCCACGCCATAAAACCACCTAGTCTTAATGACCAGTATGCTAAGTAGTTCATAAGAAAGAAACCGTTTACTTCTATACCAATATCTCTAAAGATTTCGTCTGCTCTCTTTTGAGTTATGATACCCATGGTTTGTTTCTTTGGACCAGTCATTAATAGGGTTTGATACTTGTAAGCATAATCATGTACAAGTCCCCCCATTAATAGTACGCCAATCGGGGATAAAAATGTATGAAGAAACTTCGGAATTGAAGCTCCATCAAATTTAAATCCTTTAGGTATGACATACTTTTTACCTTCTAACTCAAAGGTAAAATCTTTTACAATTTCCCAATGTCTTACACCAAGTAACCACATCAGGATACCTTTCCAGAAACCTTTATCTTTTGTCTTAATAGGTAATGGTCTCATGTGAGGCATTTCTGTATATTTAAAATTTACTCTATTGCTATTATCTTTTTTATCAAATAGGTTAACAATAAAACCTATTATTATTAAGGCAATTAGTATTGACCATTGCCAAAATTTCATCGCTAATGCTATTACTAGTTCCATATTAGTCCTTGCTTTTTTTATTTTGATTAATATATGATTGATAGACTTTATGAGCTGCGCCTAAGTCTTTTTTCTTTTGTGGGTCTTTCGCCCTTTGACTTGCCACTTTGGCTCTTTGCGACATTGCAATAGCAGCCTGGATTTTGTGTGCATGGGTTTTACCTGAACCTTTTATTTTATTTATAGATTCTTTAGCCTTAGCCGAATCAGTAAAACCTAATCCGTGAATTGTACCTTTAGGATTTTCATCTGTATATAAGTCCGAATGTTTATCCGAACCTGCTTTTTGACCAGACTTTCTAGGTATTCTAGGGTTTTTATTTGCATTTAAACCAACACCTCTACTGTCTTTATCACCAGCACCTTTCGGTGGTTTCATGTTACCTATACTTGCGATAGGTGACATACTGTCTAAATTACCTATACGAAAACCGCCTAGGTATTCTTTAAGCGTCTTTAACATACTTTTGTCTAAATCCTTTTACTTCGGTATCTTCGACAAATTCGACCTTTTCTTTTTCAATGCCTGAAGCTTTATCAATTGCTTCATCCAATTTATCAAGTTTATCTAAGACACCTTTTAAAACAACATTATTATTATCGTTGTCTTCTTTAATTTTACCAGACATTCTTTTCATAATGACATCCATTAATTTAGCTGGCACTTCGTCTTTTTTCTTTTTCTTACCTGTTGGATTCATGTCAACACCGCCGTGTGCAACTGCGTTAGCTGGTGCGTCCTCATCCATCTTATTGATGATTTCGTCCATCATCTCTTTATAATGTTTTGGCATAATCGTTCTCCGTTACCAGTTCGCCGTCTTTTTCATATATACTCATTCCAAAACAAACCATATATGGTTCAGCGTCTATCTCTGGTATTTCTCTAACTTCGTTTAACATTTCTTCAAATAAATTTTCTTCTTTTAAATATTTGATTATTACTGATTCGATTAAAGTTTTGTGTTGTGCATATGATTTATCTTCTTTTATAAGAAGTGCTAATGCAACACCAAATGAAGCAAGTTTACTACCTAAACCCACCTTTTGTAGAATTCTTTTTAAGTTAAAAACAAATCTATGTAAAAGCGTATAAGACTTTCTTTCTTTTTCTGTCTTTAAAGATTTATATTTTTTTAATACTTTACCTTTATCATTAATAATACCAAACTTAAACGCCTCTTGTTTTTCAAAAGGAGTTACTAATAGTTTGACCACTCTGTAAGTTATTAAAAAATCTATTCCTCTACTTGCCATTACAGTTCCTTTAATCCTTCGGTTATCTTCATATCTTCTTTAACTCCATCAAGTTCGTGAGGATAAAGGTAATCTAGGTAATTGAGAAATGGTTTTAATGCTGGCCAGTATGGTTTATCTATCTTATATAATAGAAGTGTACAAGCCGTTTCTACACCAAAAACATTATTCAAAACTATGATATGGTTTAATACCAATCTTAGTTTTAGGTTACCTGTAACCTTGTATTTACGAAAGAGTCTTTTAAGATATTTAAATCTCTTAATATCATCATAAAATTCCTTATCCTTTTCTACGGTTGGATTATCATAATTACTTTGTGCGAAAAGTAACCAATTATCTTTCGTAATCTCTTTGAACATCTTTACTCCGTATTAGTATTAAACTAATTTGGCGTAAACTTTTGATGAACCTGTTTTTAGGGTTTCGTAAGTTACTTCTAACTTTAAACCACCTTCTTTTCTATGAGATATACCATCATCATTTAAGTCGGCACCATCTAAGTCTTTACCAAATCTTCCGCCGAATTGTTTTACTTCAGCAGTCACTTTACCGTTATCACCTTGCATTTCAACAGGACTAATTTCTAATCCAATTGTTTTTAGTTTGTTTGCTAATGCCTCTATAGCAGCTTTAGGATTTAAATATTCCTGTTCAGCAATAGAACCAACAAAAGCATTTACTCTTTTAAGGACATCAGCATTATCAATGTTGTGAGCACCGATATTACTATCTTCAACAGAATTAGCAGTTTCAACACCAACACCGTCTATTCCTTCTTTAAGCATTTGTTTAAATGTTTTCATTTAATTTTCCTCTACTTATATTTATCTGATACTTTTTTGTTACCATCGCTTCGGGGTATCAAACCCTTAGCTTTAAGATGTGCAATGTCTGTAAACCCAGCCTTACCCGCTTTGTGCCTTTTCATGGCGTCAGCAGTTTTAGGTGGTGTTTCTTTCAAAACATCTTCCTCAAAGTCTTTAAGATTTTCTTCTTTTACAAAACTCTTAAATTTCTTCATTAACTTGTCGCTATGTTTAGCGCCTTCTCTTTATCTTTAGGTAATTCTTTTCCACTTTTTTCAGATAGAGCTATTAACTTATCGACCTGTTGAATTGCACCATGAACAGCATTTAAATTACTTTTCATTTGTATTAACTCTTGGTCAACTTGTTTAATTCTACTTGATAAAGCTTCAAAGTCTTTTTCTAAAACTTGTCTTTCAGCAGTCAAGTCACTTGTAGATATAGTCATTTTATATTACTCCTCTAAATTATGCTATTGCGTAGCCGTTACCACCGATAACATACCATTTTGAATTTTTAAAAATACACATTACACTTTCGCCTTTAGCGTTAAGAGTAATAGATGTATTAGAAAAGTTTGCTGGTGTTATTGTGACAGCGTTAGTACCAGATGTAGATGTATTTAAAATAATCTTAATCTGACCTGCTACACCATCTGCCATAGCACAAGCGTGTGTGGCTGATGTTGCGTTAATCTCTGTTACTGCTGATGTTACATCAACTGCTGTAGTTGAAGAACCGTCTGCTGTAATTGCTTGAGAAGTTTGTTTTAAACCTAAAAAAGATGGAATGTTGTTAAACACATCTTCAGCGGTTACTTTTTTATTTACTGGTGTTCCAGACGGGTCATCAACTACATGAAGTAAGTCTGCCGCTGCTAAGTTATCGCCTAAGTCTGTTAAGGCGGTGATTTTTTTATCTGCCATTTTTTTCTCCTGTTAACCCCTCTTGGGGAATGCTACTCCGTGCATATACACGGACCACTTTATTAATATACTTATATGTATAAGGGCACCAAAAGGCGCCCCTATAAATTGTTTTATTACTATGCTACGACTGTAATTGAACCTGCAGCTGTACCTATACCAGCGGCGTTAGTAATCGTAGATACTGTTGTTGTACCAGCGTCTTTGATTGTACCACCGTTTAAGGCCGTTGCGTTAGTTCCAATTACTAATACATCATCTGCGTTTGTAGCTGCGTTAGCGGCTGCAATTGTACATCTAAATGTAAGTTCGTTAGTACCTGTTCCTGATAAGTAGTTCGCCAAATGTGGACCTCTACCTGAACCAGAACCTTGGTTACCGTTTGTAATTGATACTCTTGGTGTACCAGTAACATCAACTGCTTCGTTGAATCTAACTAATACATCAATGTTACCACCAGCAGATTTATCAAATGCTGTTGTAACAAAAGTTATTTCTGTAATATCGGCTGCACCTATTTTAACTGCTAATCCACCGATTGCAACTAAAACTTCTGGTGTCGCTGAAGTGTTACCGTTCCCTGATAATCTTGAACCTGCTTCTCTAATCCAGCCTTTTGAAGAAGCGCTAACTTCTAGTTTTTCGGCTGTCGTCAAGTTTTTAGGTTTAGATTCGTCAGCGTCTGTGGCTCCCCATAAACTCATATCTAATCTCCTTTTATAAAAGTTAACTTGTTCGTTATATAACAGGACTATTTATAAGATATAATTACTTGAAACCTAGTTTTTTCAACTCTGCGATTGTTTGGGAGGCTGATTTGAATGTAATACCTGTTCCACCTCTTTGGTTAAACTCTTTGGTATTCTTTTCATAATCATCAATTAAGATAGAACCAGGACTTGCATAGTTCTTTTTTTGACTTCTCATAACAAGATTTATCTTATCTCTTGTTATTCCAGTATTTTTCATAGCCCATTTAGTTTTGCCTGGAATGCAATTTGGGTCGTGTGCGTGTTCTACATAAGCACTTAGAATATGTGGATTATACTTCTTAACGAAAGCAAATAGTTTTTTACCTTCCGCTAACCAAGGACCGTCAGACCAAAAGTTCTTTTTTGCAATGATTGGGTCCCAACGCTCTTTTCTACCTAGTTTAGTCCATTGATTTATTGTAAGACCTGTAGTCTTTTCAATGTTTTTAACAAAGTCAAAAAGGACGCCATCCATGTCTAAGTATATTCTTGGTAAGTTTTTCATAGTGTTATCCTTCTTTATTATGTGTATATAATAACATATTCCTTACCATTTGGCAACAACTTTTTTTGCTTTTTTTGAAGTTTTTTTTGATACCAGGTACTACTTTTGGTAGTCTACCTTAGGTTCTGTTACAATTTTAGTCTTTTTACTGCCAATCAAAGTCTTTCCTGACTTTTCTTTCTCTGATTCTGCGTCTGAATCATTGTCTGGTGCGACATCTTGTGCTTTCATATACTTGGCATTCTTCTTCATTTCTTCCATAGAATCACCAGCAGTAGACCATAGAGTGTTAACATCTTCTTTTAACTTCTCTATATCAAAACTTTCTACATTAAATTCCGGGTCTGTTTTTTTAATTGCAGCTTTTACAGCAGTTGGATTACCTGTTTCAATTTCAAATGATAAGTTAGGTTCTCGTCTTGTAGGTTTTTCTTTACTTTTAATTCTACCACCTGCTTTTTTAATTGCGTCTTCGATATTTTTCATATCTCTACCAGCCTCATACTGCTGTGATGGTTCATATTCTTTAAAAGCATATAGACTTGCTTCTTCTAAACTCTCATCTTCTTCGGACTTAATTGCTTTTTCTAAATCTTTTGCTTGTTGACCATGTGCTTTTACAGCCTTCTTCAATTGATTAGCAACATCTTTTACAGACGGTTCATCTTTTGAATCTAGGTCTTCGTCTTTACCTTTATACATTTTATCTAATTTATTAAAAAAGTCTTTCTTTTCCATATCAGACATTGAACCGATACCTTTACCAGTTTTCTCTAATTCTTTTTTAAACATTTGTTGGTAGGCGTTATCTTTTAAATTTTTTTGCATTTCTTTGATAGACGCTTCTATACTACCATCTTTTGATTTTAAGTATGACATTTTAGTTTCCTTTATTTACTGTTTCGTCTTTAACTAGTCTATCTTTCAAAACGCTAGTCATTAAATTTAATGATATTTGTTGGGGTCTTTCTTGCCAACCATACCATTTTGTTTTCTTACCAATATTCCAAGGTGGTTTTTTATCTACCGAGAAATATTGTTCAGAGGTTACATCAAAGATTTGATTACCGTCTTGTAACCACCAATGTTTTTCACCTCTATAATCTTTTGCACTAACACCTATTAAACTGTCAGTATCAATTAAATAATATAAAGCTTGTGACGCATGGTAACAATGTCCATAATACTTTACATTGTTTACATCATTAGGATACATTACTTTTTTTCTACCTTTTAATAATTCAGGTATCAAATTTTCTTGTATCAAATCCATCACATGATATATCATTTTATATGGAAAAGGTTTGTATTTTAAAATTCTACTTTTATATATTACATTACCTTTTGCATAACAATGCCTTTTCACTATTTTCATAATATAAAAAACTTTTTAACTTTTTACTTTAGCAGCTAAATCTTTATCTGCACCACCCCAAGTACCTGATGATTTTGTTACAAATGAATTTACTCTAGCGTATGCCCATTGGTGCTGACTAGCACCTGGTCTATGTCCACCTTTCCAAGCGGCCATACCTCTATCGA